AATACATCAATGGCAAAGTCGCGTCCGGTGTTGGTCACTGAGACCATCGACCCAACAGCAGCCTGAGCGCCAGCCGCCACAACAGCAGCCTCAAAGGGTTTAAACGCATTGGCGACCGCATCGGTCACCGCCTGAGCAACACGGTCAGCGTCAACCAGCGGGGCATTGGCGATACGCGCAACATCAGCAGAGATGGACGCGACCTGCTTGTCCATTTTGTACCATGCCTTATCGCTGGCCTCTGCTGAGGTCTGCAATGCAGCCAAGGATAGGTTGACGTTGTCAAAGCCGACATTCATCGCAGAGTCAATGGCCCGTGCCTTGCCTAGCGCGTCCAGCGCAACGGCGTTGGCGTTGTCTGCTACCTGAGCAACTGGTCTCAGGGCTACATCAAAGGCATCATGGCTAACGCCGCCCATGATGGGGGGTTGGGGTACAACGGCCCGAACGTCAGCAAGGGTCATGCGTCCGCTGTTGATTTGCCCCGCCAGCAGTCCGATGGCACGGGTCTTACCCTGCCAATTGTCAGCACCTAACCAGCGGTCAGAGGCGGTGCGAATGATTGCCAGCGGGATAGTGGCGAGGTCAATGGTGAGGTCATTTGCCATGTTTATGCTCCTACCTGAGTAAATGTTGCGCCATCGTTGTGGCAGATGGGGAGTCCTCGCGCCGCCCATTTGGCGGTGAGTCGGATGGTGTAGCCGCAAGCGGGGCAAACCGCTTTGAGCATTCGGGTTGCTTGCACCTTGCGAGTGGACATGGACAGTTCCGCATGGGGATACTCACCAAGCCCGTCAATGATGGGCCCGAAAGCCTTTTTAAATGCAGGCCCTGCACTTGTAGCCTTGTAGCCCTTGAGTGCAGAGGGAATCAGGTGCATAGCGTCTGCAACCTTGCGGAATGCAACCCCGTGGTTCATAGCCCCTGCTGTGGTGTGGCAAAGCTCATGCACCAGCACATCGATGACCCGATAGGTATCGGACAGCACGGGCGAGACCATGATTTCCATCGACTTGTCAGCGGATGCAGTGTCTGCCCAACATTCACCAATAGCGCCTGAGCGTTTCGCAGTGGACGGGAACCCGCAAGAGACCCGCACCTTGGCGGGGATAGGCACGGCCTGAGCGGCGAACACCGCCCGAAACTCTTCAACAGCAGCAGTCAGCCACTCCTCACGGGTGGCGTAGATTTTGGCAAGGGTCATGTTGACTCTCCGGTAACGTGGCAAAAGCACCACTCGCAAGCCCCGACAAGCGGGGCAAGCGGCTGGACTCTCAGCGATAAAGACGGGCATATCGGCGCATCACTTGCAGCATGGGCTTTGCTGGCATTTGGTAGGTTTTAGCAATTCCACGGGCTACATGGGGGAGTGCCTCGCGGGGGACTGCACTCAGCAGGGTCAGTTCCCGAATGATTCGGTAGGCAATGCGCTTGTGGTTGGTCATTGATGGTCTCCGGTAGCAGTGCGACATTGCACTCAAGAGCCCCGCTGGCGGGGCAATTGGCTGGAATGTCAGACCTCACAACCTTGGGCGGCAAGCACCTCAAGGCGGCGGGCGGCAAGGGCAAATGCCTCAGCCATAGCAAGGGCAATATCCAAGGAAGTAAATTCCTTGTTTGTTCCGCCTGAGCCCCAATAAAGCTTGGCTTGGGGCTTGGCGTAACCGTATTGAACGCTCACCGAACAGATGCCGTTATCGCTCCAATGAGTGGGGCCCTCATAGATGTAGTACACCTCGCCGTGTACTTTGCCAGCGTCTACTTTTGTCCAGTCCTTGACTTTTTCTGTAACCATAAATCTCTCCGGTAATCGTGCGACATTGCACTCACAAGCCCTGCAAGCAGGGCAAGTGGCTGGAATGTCAGGCTGGATATTCAAGCGCCTCAGCAACGGTCACGCCGTGCAGGTTTTTCAAAATCGCGTCAGGCCAATTGCCAATGCAGATTACGTTGAGTTCTGCGACAAGTGCAGCCTTTTGTGCTGGCTTGACAAAGTGCAGTTGCTGGTACACCAGCATTTCACGGGTCAGTACGTGCCAGTACGTGGAGGACGGGTTGCGTTTAAACATCTTGATGGCGTACTTCAATTGCAGGTCAGCCACTTCAAGTACACGGGCAAAGGTCAGTTCGGTCATGGGATGGTCTCCGGTTCAGTGCAACAGCGCACTGGTAAGCCCCGCAAGCGGGGCAAACCATTGGACTGTCAGGCGGTTTCAAGGGTTCCCGCTTTGATACGGCGGGACACGGCCTTGGCAATTGAACGGTTGCGCATCTGCACGTCCCGTATGGCATCTATCTCAGCCCAAAGCTTGCGCCCGTAGGGATGGTCAGCCTCATACCTGCCAGCCTCTAGTGCGGCGTAGCAGTCAGCCAGCGCGTAGGCCAGCATTGGTGCGGTGTAGTGTTGAAACTTGCTCATGGTGCGCCTCACTTAGGGGTAAATTGAGCGGGAGGGGTATCGGTATTTTTGTGGGCTGGTACGTGGAACATGGTGTGGTCTCCAATGAAGTGCAACATCGCACTGGTAGGCCCTGCAAGCAGGACAAACCGCTGAAATGTTTATCAGACAAGCCGCCGTCTTTTCTTCTCTTGGCCCCGTGCGGATGGGCCTCAACCACGGGCATTTAGTCGGTGGTGTTTTCCATCTAGCATCTCAGTCCCGTGGCCTGTGGACTGGTCAAAGCGCAACTCTTTAAGGGAGGTTTGTTTGTCCGGCAAACGATATTGCCTTGAAACGAAATGTAATAGCGTTTACATCCCTTTTTTCACCAACCCATGCATTTCGCAACCACAGTTGGATTTATTTAACTCTACCAAGGTCTACCAAGGTCTAACCGAAACACCGTAGAACTGACTCAATCGCGTGATGCGCGCGCGTAGCACGGCCCATGCCAAGCAACCAAAGTGCATAACTACGGTTGCAACTGTTTGTCTCCCGAAATCGATTTAAACGGCCTCAGAGCCGTTTTTAGGGGTTCAGGCTACCTAGCCCTTGGACGGTCTCTGAAAACCTCACCAGCGCGTTTTCGCAACTCTGGTTGGAAAAGTTATGCACAGAAGCTTGTGGATAACTTTTTTTTGTCCACAGGCTGTGGATAACTTTTGTGGATAAAGCTGGGGATAACTTTCCAAGGTGTATACTGAGTGTTTAAACAGTGATGCGTATTTGTACAGGAATAGGAGTTGACTATGGCAAACAAGCTTACGATTGAAGACCTCGATGCAATGGATGAGCCAGCGCCTGAGAGCGGGGCAGATGAGGGTCACTTAGCCGATACTGATTTTGAAAACCCCGTAACCCCTAGCGAAGCGGAACAGTCGGGCCAGTCTCCAGTAGCACTAGTAAGACATAGAGAGATGACTCATGGAATGAAGATGTTTATTGCAGCCAAGCTACAGGGGAAAACAAGTAGAGCAGCGTATAGAGAGGCATACCCAAACGACAAGGGTAACGACAACACCGTGAGTGCCAATGCATACAAACTGAGCAAGCACCCACTGGTTGCCAAGGCGTTGCAGGACGCATGGGGGCAGACAGAAGAGGCACTGGTTGAGGATATGGCTGCAAGCAAGAGGTATGTGATTCAGAGCCTCATTGCATTGAGCAAGGGAGCCAAGCAAGAGGGCTCACGCCTAAAAGCATTGGAACTATTGGGACGTGCATCAGGTGCATTCACCAATGCAGCACCAGCAGAAGCACCAGCACCAAGCGCAGCGCAACTCAAGCAAGCACTGGCTGGTCACCTGAAGCTGCTGAAGCAGTAGCGCCCCTACTGGCATCTCAGGGGGGAGTGCGTTTACACGGCAGGGGGGTCTCTAGGGCGAGCCCACCGTACCCCCACCACCCTGTTTGGCCCGGCATCGACCCAGCTTTGCGTTACGCTCTATTCCACTCAAACGATTCCTAGCTACCCACCCCCTTGTCCCCTAAACGCCTACCCCCGGGGTATATATAAAAATCTGCACAAAGATGCGAACGTTCTCATCTCTGTTTACACCACTTGCGAACGTTCTCAAAAACGTTTAAACTACACGTATGAGCAAACAGAAGGTACTGGAATTCATCAAGAGCCACATCAGGAGTCATGGTGTGTCGCCTAGCTACGAGGTGATAGCAAAGGGAGTTGGAATGTCTTCCAAGTCCAACATCCACCGGATTGTTCATCGGCTACGGGATGAGGGTCTCCTAGACCTGAAGCCCTACAAGTTCCATTCCATCAGACTTGTGGATAGGTCAGTGCAGGAGATTTCCCGTCTATGACTCTCCTGACCCATAAGGAAGTGCAAGACTACCTCAGCATCGTGGACAAAGTGCCTGCTGCGGAGAGGATGAAAATCACTGCCCTGTTGGAGATGGATAGGGTAGAGAGATGTAAGGAGTCTTTCTTGCCCTTCGTGAAGGAGATGTGGCCTATCTTCATCTCTGGTAAGCATCACCAAATCATGGCAGATGCCTTTGAGAGAGTTGCCAGAGGAGAACTGAAGAGACTTATCATCAATATGCCGCCCCGGCATACCAAATCAGAGTTTGCATCGTTCCTTCTACCGTCGTGGTTCTTGGGTAAGTTTCCTGAGAAGAAGGTTATCCAGACTGCTCACACCGCAGAACTATCGACGGGGTTTGGACGTAAGGTACGGAATCTGGTCTCGTCAGATACGTACCAGAAGGTGTTCCAGACCAAACTATCGAGTGACTCCAAAGCAGCAGGTCGGTGGAACACCGACAAGGGTGGTGACTATTTCGCTATTGGTGTAGGTGGTGCAGTGACCGGTAAGGGTGCTGACCTTCTTATTATTGATGACCCCCATTCAGAGCAGGAAGCCAAACAAAACAATCCTGCGGTGTTTGACCAAGTCTATGAGTGGTATACCTCCGGGCCTAGGCAGCGTTTACAGCCTAACGGGGCAATCATTATTGTTATGACCCGGTGGGCCAAGAGAGACCTTACCGGGCAGATTCTGAAGAAGTCCGGCGGGGATGGGGTGGACGATTGGGAGGTCATTGAGTTCCCTGCGATTCTTCCGTCTGGAACACCGCTGTGGCCTGCCTTCTGGTCTAAGAAGGAACTGGAGGCTATCAAGGCTGAGATTCCCGTAGCCAAGTGGGAAGCGCAGTACCAACAGAACCCGACAGGTAATGAGGGTGCAATTATCAAGCGCGACCAGTGGAGGATTTGGGAACATGAAAAGCTCCCTCCTTGTGACTACATCATCCAGTCTTGGGACACAGCCTTTGAGAAGAACAACCGGGCGGACTACTCCGCTTGTACGACTTGGGGAGTTTTTGACCACCCGGACACAAACGGTAAAGACCAAACCAACATCATCCTGCTTGATGCGTTTAAACGCAGGATGGAGTTCCCAGAGTTAAAGAAGCTTGCCTTAGAGCTTTACAAACAATGGGAACCAGACACCCTGATTATTGAGAAGAGAGCCGCCGGGGCTCCTCTGATTTATGAACTCCGCAAGATTGGAGTGCCCCTGTCTGAGTACACACCTAGCAAGGGCAACGACAAAATTAGCCGTGTAAACTCTATTGCAGACCTATTTGCCTCTGGGATTGTCTGGTGTACAGGCTCTCGTGATGCAGACGAGGTCATGGAGGAAATGGCAGCATTTCCAAACGGCGATAACGATGACTTGGTGGACTCAAGCAGCCAAGCTTTGATGAGGTTTCGCCAAGGTGGGTTTATCCAGATTGCTTCCGACGAACAGGATGATGAGCCCATCTTCCGTCGCAAGTATGAATATTACTAAGGACGTATATGGCTACCAATGTAGATAAGGGTTTGTACCAAGCACCGATGGGCATAGA